ATAATTATATATTCCTCTACCGCCAGTTGTTCCACCAATACCACCAATAGCATTTCCATTTAAAATTGTTATAGTTCCAGTAGAACGATTATGTACTCCTATTCCACCACCCATATCACCATTGCCACCAGTAGCATTCCCATTTATAACTGTTACAGTTCCAGTAGAATAATTATATATTCCCTTACCGCCATTAACGCCACCAATGCCACCAGTAACATTACCGTTTAATACCTTTACTATCCCAGCAGAATAATTATATATTCCCTGACCGCCAGATCCCGTGCTATTTCCACCTTTAACATTCCCCTCAATGTGAATCACCGACGCAGCAGTCAGAAATAATCCGTGACTGCCGTCTGACTGCCTATTATCAATATTAATTCTCAAATCGCAATGCACTGGATTGCCACCATCGGTAACTTGGCGCAAAATGTAAGTATTGAACGGGTCAATAGCGATAATATTTACATAGTCTTTTAGCGTAATCGCCTCGTCATACTCGCCAGGGAATACCAAAACTGTATAGATTTTAGAAGTTGAGGCATCTTTAATTGAATTTATACCCGCTTGAATTGAAGTATAATCACCACCCGATTTGGCAACGATAATTACTTGTGGCTTATAGCGGACAAACCTTGCCAAATCGCCCATATTATACTTGTATTCTTGCTTATATCTATCCGATAATAGCAGCTCATCTGTGTTTTGGATGTTTCTTGCATTTATGTTTGTATTTGGTCTCATTTTATCCCGCTGGATTATAGATTACTGCATTTACGATTAGCCCAGTACTTGGATCGCCATTGCCCGTTGGCGTTGTCGTGCACGCACACTTAATCGAATTTCTAAACGGCAATCCTGGGAATCCGAAATTAATAAACTTTGAGCCATAATCACTATTGCCACCTTTAGGAATTAATATACTCATTTTTGGGGTAGTTGTCCCAACGGTAATTGTTCCCGATTCATCGAATAATTGCAAGAACGCCACTGCTGAATTGGGATTTGCGACTTCAATTCGGGACAAACACCCGTGAGTATTTAGTAGCGTCTGGACTGTGTTATCACCATCGGAATCGAAAACTGTGGTAAGCAATTGCCAATCAGTATCTCTCATCTTAAAACCTCAAAGATTATGTAGGGAGAGCCGAAGCCCTCCCTACGGTTATTACATTTTTGAATATACGAAAGCCGTGACGGTCTCGGATGACTCGTCTGCATCAGTCGTATATTTCAACTGCACAAAATCATATTTGAGTAGTCGAAATAAGTCTTCTGGAATAGCACATTGAGTTATCAATGAACCTTTTGAAAAAGCCAATGCCCCATCGTCAGCTGTTTTGTGCAATAGGTAATAATGAGCATCGCTTTCAAGCACACCCGATGCACCCTGCATTCCGCCACTATTAGCTGTCGAAAAAGGCGGTGTGGCAGAGTCGTTATCATCTGAACTGTATCCTTCTAATTCGATATAGAATTTCTTACCAGTTGCAATCGAAATATCCGTTCCAGCATAGACATCAATCCAGAGTTTTCCATTCGTTTGACCGGCAATATTCACCATATTGGTAGAATCTACCGATCCTGCATTAGGAAGTGTCTGATTGTCGCTTAGTTCACCAACAATTAATTTGCCATAATATTCATTAGCCATTTTATACTCCTTTTTTAATCAATAGCTGTGGTTTCAGCGGTTGAAAGGTTATCATCGAGAACAATCGGGACACCATTCCAACGATCTACTTGAATATTATAATCCTTATCCATCGGCCCCATTTCAAGTGCAGTAGTTTTCAGAGTGCGGATATACCGACGTGCTACCCGATTGCAAAATAGAATTGTTCTACCATCAGCCGAGCCACGCACCATATCAACTAATTTGTCCAATAACGGGGCTGTCGGCAAGTGTGTTGAATCAATCTGAGTCATTGCAGCTACATCATAAGACGAAGATGATAGGAAAGCAAGACTACCCTGATAGACCGCTTGATAGACCAGTTTCTTTGCGCCATTGGTTGTATTAGTCACCTCAGCTATTGGTTTTCCGTCATTAAGGGTTTGAATTTGTAGAAAACCTTCGCCAGCATATTTCGGGTTGAAAAGCAATCCGCAACTTATTGGGTTGAATTTTACCGCAATAATCGAAACACGAGAGCCAGATGATCCACCCTGCTGAATAACGTTGCCATAAGCTTTCGCATATTCGTGAAGTCCACGAAATCCGGAAACATCACCGAAAGTTGAATTTGTACCGTAAAATACTGATTTTGACACTTTCTGTCCAAAAGCTTCAGCATAAACTGGGCGGTGTTCTTTGAAATAGCCACTTACACCAGTTGGCCAGTTTTCACATACGCCTACTGGTTCAGATTGAATTGTGCCCAGCGTCTTCAGATCAATTTGCACAAGCTCGTCATCAACCGTTGTGTCAGTCTGGCTTCCACCAATATTCACAAATGAAAATTCCGGAAGCGCACTGACTTTTTTATATTTATGGTACCAATTACCATTAGCAGGTATTGCCTGCGCTACACGCAAAAACCCGGAATCGTTTTCCAAATGTTCCATAATTGGAACGATACCAGGAGCGCCATATTCAGTTACAAGTTTTCTTAGAGTTGCATTAGCCATTATTTACTCCATTTTTTAGGTTACGCCTGGGAATTTATCAAACGGGTCTTTGATTTTATCACTACCCGCAGCTGGTCTATTTGGGGGGTTACCGCCAGGCTGTTTCTCAAATAATCCCCATTCTTCAGCTTTACTAATTATCTCAAGATTAGCAGAAATGTCATCATCGGATAGCGATTCCCAATTCAGCTTGCCATCTTTTTCTTCTGGCAATTTCAGGTCTTTGGAAATTTTGTCGAAATTCACCACATCTTTTATTTTATCGTAACGAGTTACGAATGAATTCCTGCGGTCTTTTAATACCGATGCCTGATATTGTTTCAGCGTTTCATTTTCTTTTTTCAATTCCTCGTTTTGTTTTTGCAACGCTTCACTGGAATTGTCAGATTTAAGTTTCTCAACTTCGTCTTGAAGTTTTTCCTTTTCTGACTCTAATTCTTTGATCTTGAGTTTGCGACTTTTCGACTCAGCCGAATCTGCTTTGGCATCGTCAATTAGCTCGCCAATCCCACGCTCTAAGTCCTTTAGTAGCGTGCCTACCTTTGCGACTGTCTCGTCGTCTAAGCTTTTGCGAATCTCCGCAATGACCTTTGTGAAATCCATCACTAATAATCTCCTTTTGGGTTTCTTTTTATTGTTATTGAGCCGACTCCCGCATTCTTGTCTGTATCAAGACTGCGACCGGCTATCTCTATTAGCCATTCATCATTTAACATAAATACACCCTCGAATCGTATCCATATCCCATATCGCAACCAAGTGTAATTATAATATGTTTTATTTTTTTCAGAATACCAAGTCAATCCGTTATCATCAGAAATCTTATAGGTTGCTGTCCCCACCGCTCCGGCGGTATCTATTTTTATGCGCATAATGCGATGGTCTTCGCTTTGACCTGAGCCAGCTATCTGAACTCGTCCCGTTGACTCATTACCAAGCGTTACTACTTCCAGCCGACCATCGAAATCGTCAAGGGTTGTCTGGAAGCTAAAAGTCCGTTTGCCCTCTCGGTATTCCCAGAGCAATCCGTAAGGCTCTTCACTGGAATATACTTTTTTCCAGAATAATTCAATTAGCTGGTTATTCGGATCACGTTGCTCTATGATTTTTCTAACAGTAACGAATGCTGTCGCCTTGACAAGATCGCTATCGTATTTAGCGGAATTATATGAGTTCTTGGCGAATGGCAATGGACGTGAATATCTTGAATCAAGATAGCTCTCTACTTCTTCCATAGCATCATTGCGACATCTGGTTTTCAATCCATTCCAGTCGTCAATTCCAGCTGTTATTACGTGTGTCCCTGGGTCATCATCACTATAATGGATATACAATATATCATTGGAGCTATCATACCAGAATGATGAAGCTGTTGCCTCCACAGTGGCAATACTGGTTTGTTCCGATAGTTTAATGCCATCTTCATATACTACTCCGTAATATCCGGTATTATGTTTATTGAAAGTTTTTTCATAGTCGGTAACAGCTGAAAATCCGGTTAATGTGTCTAAGCCTGCAAAATCTTCAATATCCTTGAATGCTAACTGAAGGTCAGTTGTAGTATTGCAATATGGATATATTGAACCTTGACTCATAGTTTCTCTTTCAGGCGGTATCCAACGGAATATAACCCCGATTCAAGGCAATTAATTGTATTTTCCTCAAGGCTAAGTCCCATTTTATCGCTTAATATGTGTATTACTTCGTGTAATATTGTCGATTCCTTTGTATCTCGATTCATACCAGACCTTATAATTATTTCATTGCGTATCGAATCACTCATTCCCATATCGTAGTCTTCTATATGAAAAGGCTGGCGCTCGATTATCGTATATTCAATACCAAGTATTTTTATAATTGGAAAATAACTCATTTCTTGCCTTTTTTAGCATAATAAGCTTGAACTTGTTTTTTAGTCATTGTGCGTCCCGATGGGCTTTTATATTTGCCTTTATTCTTGCCCTTATTTATTTTAGTGAATGGCATTTTACGCCCCTATCTTTATTATCGTTGGTGTTTGGCAATAGGCTTTGATTTTCTTATCAGCATCGTCTTCTAATGCCTTCATTATCATATCCATTTCCTTCTTTGCAAATGGATCACCATTAAGATTGACTATTCTGTAATTCTTGTGATTATGCAGGCTCTCAACTATGCCAGCTTGCAAACCAATCCAGCCCAGCGTTGCGCCGTTATTATTAGCTTCAAAGGTTTTTAAATCTGCCATTGTCTTGCCAGTTAGGGTCATATCTGGGACTGTAGAAGTGGAAGCCTGAGAGCCACCACGATAGACTGCCTTCCTCTGCGATTTAAGGTTAGCATACCATTCAGAATAATTACTGAAAGTTTCGCCATTAGCATTTTTATGTTCTTTCTGCACTCGATCACGAATAGCGTTACAGACTTTTTCGCTTAGTGCATACCAGAATTGAGGTGTCTTTTTCGGTATATCGGCTAATTTAACCATCGCTTGTCAATTTTATAACCTGTTTTTATCATTTGCAATATTAAAAACAATATCCAGTTTTCTACCTGTTGGTATTCAGTCATTCCACCACCATTTGCCAACTATGCCTGCATCCCCACCCTCCGCCATTAATTAGCGCTCCTGGGAAACGGGATTCAATTTCCTCAAGTGTTAATTCGCCAGCAGCTAACATTTCTTGACATTCGGGTCTGGTTCGATCATCATCCGGTCCAACGTAAATATACGTAGCGTCTTTCGGTGCGTATTCTTCAGCAGTTATCGCAAATGTGCCACGCTCAAATGTCCGTAATGATGTGTTAACTAATGTACCGATTTGTTCTTCACTTAGGCTTTTAGTCGCCGCCATTAGATTTTCAATTAATGTCTTTTCGTCAATCCTTGTATATACAGCATACACCATTTGGCGAGTTAAAGCTTCGCCCACATCCCGCACGTGCTCCATGAAAAATAATGAGTCTAAAGTCTTGAGTTGTTCAACAGCTGCCGTTGACACTTGCCCAAAAGTTTTCGCTATACCACCAGCAATTTTATCATATTCGGCAAATAGGCTATTCATCTCATCGGCGAATCCTAAGTCCCTGATTATATGTTCTGTGAAATTTGCACTTAGCATTTGTTCAGCAAAGGCGGCGGGGTCTCCGCCCTTTTTGTATATTTCTACTAATTCATTGATTAGCTTTTTTCGGATTTGCTCCGTTTGCATTGCGAAATATTCCGCCGCCTTGTCAGACATTTGCGCCAAGTAATCGCTCCTCGAATGTTAATGGTTTAGGTTTCTCAGCTGCTTTAATTGTGCCAGTTAATTTAGCGTTCTCTTCCAGCCGTTTTTTTAGCACGTCTTCTGGTGTATCCGGTGATTGTGATTTCATATAATCCAGAGGTGTGCTTATATTATGCGAAAATTCCCAATCCCATCGCCTTCGTTCTTCATCCGGATTTATTGGAAATTTCACTTCGGCAAAATCAACGTGCATATCCTTCGCTGGCAATGCTTTACCAGTATCGTGTTCATAGACTAATTTTTCCTTAGCGAATATATCTCGCTCCCAGCGTCGGCAATGCTCAATATCGTTTTTCCAGGAATTCAATAGGTCAATATTCTTGACTACTAATGCGAATCCGCTCTCAGCGTTACCTGATAGCTCCCACTTCATTGTGATATTATAGTTCATTGCTATTGTGTTCATCTGGAATTTTATTACTTCGATACTGGCGAGGAAATTCGGCTGTAAGTCCAGTATCCCTATTTGTGCATTCTCACCAACAACTTTTACTACTTTGTTGTAACCAAACTCTACTTCGGTATCTCGCAAGTCAGTAGCACCGCCAGCGGTGGCATATACTTGCTTGAATGATTGCCAGCGGAATTCATAATTTAGCTCAGTCAAGGCAAGGTCGATCATTAGGTTACTGTCTACAAGATCGAAAGCGCCACCCCGCCATATATCTTCTATGACATCGTCAAACCGTAATAGAGCATGTGGTAATTCACCATATTCGTTTAACATATCGGGATTGATTCCATAGTCTTCTTGGTTTTTGAGGCGCTTCCCGTCATTAGAAAATACGAAATGGTTTTCTCTATCCCAGTATTCCCATATCCGCTTGTTGTCATTAGTCTGAATAGGATACATTACTGCTGCTGGATATTCAATATCTTTTACATCCTCGAAAATATAAAAATATCTGATTATCTGGTAATTGAAATATTGGTCATTACCATTAGTCCTTAGCCACGGGCGCACTAAGATAAAAGGCATTAGTCGGGCTTGCTGTTCACAGGTCTTCAGTCGGACGTTTTTATTACGAATCAGCTCGTTATATTTATCGGCATTACCAGTGATAATTCGCTCGGGTGGATTGTGGTAAACCATACTCAGCTTGCTGATAATGTGCTTCGTTAAGTTAATATATGAATATGGCATTCCTTCTTTATCTTTGCGTTTGATTAGCTCAGCAATATAAGGGATATGATCACCCTCGAAAAAATCTATTTGCTTCTCAAGGCGTGCCATCATTCGGTCGTCTTGCTGAGCTCTGAATTGCTCAATATTTTTTTTAATTGTGTCTTCTGCTGTATTTATCAATATCATAATGACTGACTCCCAAATGTTGATTTTCGGATTGGAAACAAATAATTAATCATATAGCCTACCGAATCGCTAATATGGACCAGCCCCGATTTCTCTTGTGTTTTATCCAGCCGTCCATCTGCTGTAGTCATTACCTTATTCCAATCATTTATGATTTTAGGACAGTTTTTGGGATTGACAAAGTAATGTGACTTCCCATCGCCAGCTCTCATTTTAGAATTAACTGCATTAATTCGGTCTTTCTGATGAGGATTGGCGGATAATGCTCGCACTTTGAATCCCGCCTTCTGGAGTAATTCAATATCCGACCTTGTAGCATTACTACTCATACTCGCACCGGTGGAATCCGGATAGATTATGCAATCTTCAATTGGAAATAATTGTTTAATATGTTCAATCATTTCATATGTGTTTGAATGATTCAAATACGCCTCGCCAAATTGATATATATTATCACCTCGTATATGATGGAATGACGCTGTCATCGGATCGACATTGAAGTCCATACCGATGTGGACTGTTTCGCCCTTATTATATTCAAGTGACAAATCAAGATTCTTTTCGCTGAATGCCCAATAGGCTAACCCTGCATAGCTCTCGAATGAACCTTCATATTCTTGCCGGAATGTGCGTTCATCTAATTGCATTTTAGCTGCATATATTTCCTCTTGTGTCAATA